ACGGCTAATCTCGCCGTCCAGGTTGGCGAGCCTGATCTCGTAGGCGGCGCGCGACTTGTCGTCGAGGTCCCACTTCGCCAGGCCGCCGCGCAGGTAGTCGGCGTCGCTCTGCATCTGAGCGGTGTCGATATCCACCTGAGCCTTCTTGGCCAGCTCGATCTGCTCCTTCGTTTTTCCGATCTCGGCGTTGTGCTCGCGCTGCTTCGTGATCTGGTCGTCCAGGCTCTTGATGCTGGCCGCGCCGGCGTTGATCGTCGCCTTGACGGTATCGTCGTACAGCTTCTTCTCGCGCAGGCGCTCTTCCTCGTCCGCCAGGTGGTCATCGCGACCGAATTTCACGCTGGCGGCCTGCTGCTTCGCCTGGATATCGGCGATCGCCTTATTACTTTTTTCGGTCTCTGCCGCCGTCGAGTTGTGGTGCGCGCGCAGCGCCTCGATCTGCTGGGTGTACATGAGCTGCTCGCTCAGGTAGACCGTCTTCAGGCTCTCCTTCTTGCTCTTGAAGTATTCCTCGTCGCTCATCTCGCCGGACTTGTGCAGCATGTCGTCCAGCTTGAGGCGGTACTCGGCGTACGCCTTGTCCGCCCCGGAGGCATCCTGGAGGCGAGCCAGGTGGCTCTGCAGGCGCGTGTTGTCGGCCTGGTCGACCTTCGGCTTGGAAGCTCGTTCTTCGCTGTCGCGGAACTTGGGCGTGCCCTGATACACCTCCTTGGCCAGGTTCGCCTGAGCGGCCTGTTGCACCTCGATGCTCTTGCCAGCGTTCGCAACGAGCAGCGCGGTCGCCCGGGCCGCGTAATCCTGGTCGACCTTGAGGCGTTCCTCGGCATCTGCTTTTTGCTTGGCTAGTCGGGTGGCCATGCGGGTCTCGGCCGCGCGCTGGAAGCGATCGAAGTTGCCGCTCAGCTCTGCCTGGCGCGCTACGTAGCTGGCATCCTCTTCTGCCAGCGCGGCTGCACGCCCTGCCTCGATACGCTGCAACTTCGCGACTGCGCCCTTTTCAGCCATCCCATTGCCGTAATCGCTGAGCTTCTTGGATTGCGCGTCGGATTGAGCATTGATCGCCTTTCGGGCATCTAGATGCCGAGCGAACGTGTCGAACTTCTGGAACGTCGTGAACGCATTGCCCACCGTATTGGCGATGCCGACAAACACGCTGGTCAGTTCGCGCCCCCACTCTGCCAGCTGCCCATTCTTGGCCAGCTCGCTAACTTCACCGTTTGCGTCCTTCAACCCGTCGGTCAGCGCCATCACGCCGATCGTCAGCGATTCGCTGAACACTTCGCCCAGCGTGGTTTTCAGGTCCTCGCTGTAGCGCTTCATCGAGGTGATCTGCTTGCTCGCCGTGTCCATGGCGGCTTCGTAGGTGCCGGCAATGTCCGTGCCGCGTTCCAGCACGGCGTTCAGCCGAGCCTGCACGCGCTCGTTCTCGGTCAGCTCACGGGTGCTCTTGCCCAGCGAATCCGCCATCTGCGCGTACGCCGCCTGCAGGTTGACGTTGATACCGATGTTCCGGAGGATCAGCACGTTGCCGCGCGAGACGCCGTTGACCAGGCGCTCGAACGCCTCGGACGAGTTGATGTTGCCGATCACTGCCGCGTCCTGAGCGATGCGCGCCAGGGCCGATGCGTTGGACAAGTCGATGTGCGCCTGCACCAGCTTGATGACCGAATTGCGCGACTCGGTCATAGTGATACCCTGCTTCGCCACGCCTTCGGACGCTGCTTCCATCTGGGTCTTGGTGTAGCCGGCAGTTTTGCCGACCACGCCCATCACGACGTCGAGCGTCTCGTACCGGGCCGCCAGCATCGTGGCGTCCTTGATGTACTCGCCGACCTTCAGCGCAGCATAGCCGGCCGCCAGCAGCTTGTAGGCGTCGGACAGCATCGAGGTCTGGTTGCGTTCGTCCTCCTTGGCCTTGGCCGCGGCCTTGAGCGCATCCTCCTGCTGCTTGATCTTGGCGATGTGATCCTTGGTCTGCTCGATGACGCCGGCCTGCGCCGCCTGGTAGGACATCAGCTGCGACCGGCTCATGCCGATGGTGTCGGCCTGCTGCTTGAAGCGATCGATCAGCTGGGTCTGCGTCAACGTGAGCTGGCTGTTGGCGCCGCCGAGCGCAGTGGCCTGGGCTGCGGCCTGGGCCATCAGCCGCTGGGTCTTGGAGATTTCGTCTTCCAGCCCCTGAAAAGCCTTGATGGCGGCTGGGTCGACGCTGTTGCCCATCTCCTTGCGCAGGGTGGCCAGGTCGGCCTGCAGCGCGCGCAGCTTGGCGCCCAGTGGATCGTACTGGGCGAGGATGCGCTGCGTGTCCGCCGACATCGCGACGGTTGCCTCTTGCGCCGCGCGCATCGACGCGGCGACACCCTGCATATTCAGGATTTGCAGCTTCTGCGTCTCGGCCAGGGTGCGCCCGGTGCTGACGGCGGCGGCCTGCGCGGTGATGACGCCTTGCGTTGCCGCCGCGACGTCGTTCATGGCTGCGACTTCGGACATCGATGCCGCGACCATTTCCTTGATGCGTTGGGCGGCCTGGGCTTCAGATGCCGCCAGCTGGTCGGAGAACCCGGCTTGCGCTCCCTTCATCTGGTTCAGGCGCCCCATCAGCGCCTCCACCTCGCCGCCGACGCCGTTCAGGTTTGCCTTGTACTGGGTGAGCTGCTCGCTGGTCATGCCGAACGTGGCAATCTCTTCGCGCAGCTGCCTGACCATGCGGGCGCCGGCGTCGGTGGCGCGATCCGACGATTCGGTCACGCCGGTCATCGAATTGATCATGGCCTTAGCGCCGGCGTCGACCGCGCGCGCGCCGTCGGCCATGTCGGTCTTGAGCTGGCTGGTTTCGGCAGCCAGGTTGATGACCAGGCCGCCGACGGTAACTGCACCTGATGGCATAGCAGACTCCCAAAAAATAGCCCGCTTGAGGCGAGCACGAAAACGACAGGGCTGCTGTTTCAGCAATGCCTACGTTGCCTGTTCATTCCAGACCTGGAGGGCCGCGCGCTCCATGGCCTGCACGTCGTCCATGACTTCGAACTGGCGCTCGCGCGGCACACGACACTTGTCCATGTGCAGCTGGAGCACCGCATGGTTCAGGCCGCATCGGTATGACTGCATGCCGCCAGTCCACTGCCATTGGGTCGCCATGGACGTGAACACCGCGACGGCCGGCGCATTTTCCGCATAGATTTCGAAGGACTCTTCGACGTCGTCAGCATCAGCCCCAGCCCACTCTTCAGCCTCGTCATTTGCGAGGCCCATCAAGGCCAGGTCGTCAACAGCGCCCGGCCCCTCCGGCTTGCCGCCGCGCGCCCAGAACGCGGCGGCTTCCTTCAGTTTTTTACGCGGCCACCGGTGGCCACTTCGCTCATGGCGTTGGTGATGCCGCGCAGGATGCTGAGACCGTGCGGGCTGCGCACTGCGGCCAGCAGCGCGGCGCGGTTGAATTCGATCGCCGACTTGTTTTCGTCGACCACGCCCTTCCAGCCAGTCATGACCTTGAGGATGTCGTCGACGGTGCGCTCTTTCCAGGCGCCGACCGGTTCGGAATCGTCGTCAGCCGGCTCCGAAATCTTCGATTCGGCGGCCAGCGCTTCCTTTTCATCGTCGTCGAGCAGGCGGAACACGCCGGTGAATTCGAACTTGCCGATCTTGCCGCCGTCGGTCGCGATCTCGACCTTGACCGGCCAGTTGATGGTTTTGTCTTTCGAGGTGGTGATGACGAACATGGTGCTTTCCTTTTTTCGCGGAGGAGATAAATGCCCGTGCCCGCCGCCGCTCCCCGCGAAGAGAAGACGGCGGCCGGTCGGTGCTCAGTGTTGCGGCATGGGCCGCGGGTGGGTGTTACAGGAAGGTGAGCGTGAGCTCGTCGTTGCCGGTGTTCGGCACCAGGACCAGGCTGGCCTGGATCATGGCGATGCCGTCCTTGTCGGTGTAGTTCGGCTGGGTGATCTGCGCCTTCGGCGCGTCGACCTTGACCTTGTTGCCGGCCGCCGTGCCGTGGGTGATCGACAGCGGGCCGGTGGCCGCGCTGCGCGCTGCCGTCCACCAGTCTTTCTGCGCCACGGTGGTGGCTTCGAAGGTGATCGAGCCAGCAGGCTTGCCGTCGGTGATGTTCACCTGCTCGGTGCCGCCCGGCAGCGAGCGGAACACGACCGTATTGGCCAGGTCGATCGACAGGTCGGACAGCACCAGGCCGGCAAAGCCGTGCAGGCTGATGCCGGTGGTGTTCACGTTGTTGACGACCAGCGGCGTTTGCCATGCGGCGTACACGACGCCAGGTGGCGCCGGCGCGTCGACGATCGGCGAATACAGGCCCTGGAACGAGAACTTCAGCGTGGGAATCGCCTGCGCCGAGAGGGTCAGCGAAACGCTGCCGCGCGAACCGCACATCTTGTGCAGCACGCCGTCCTGGTTGAAGTAGTTCGTGACCGACTCGTAGCCGCCGGACACCGGCGCATAGATGACGCTGGTACCGGCCGAGATGGTCTCGGACATGCCGCAGGCGCGCAGCAGCGGGCCGTACGCCGGCGCCGTGCCGGCCGCGCCGGATCCGGCCAGCTCGACTTCGATTTCCAGCTTGCCGGAGACCGCGCCGGCCAGGCTTTCGGAATTGCCTTTGTACGGACGCACCAGGTCACGCGAAATCAGGTTCGTCTCCATCGGGGTGACGGTGACGCTCTTCACGAGGATCGCGTTGGCGGCGCCAGTCGGTACCGGATCGGTGCCGTAGGTGGCTTCGATCTTGGACAGGATCGTACGTTTGCGGGTCAACAGGGCCATGCTTACTCCTTGACGGTCTTGCCAGCCGGCGTGGCCGGCGAAGAAAAGCCCGCATCAGCGGGCTCATCGGTGTTTGCCTCGGCCGGTGCCGGCGGCGCGGTGCGCTCCATCAAGGTGCGCTTCTTGGTCTTGGGGTCGAGCACGTAGCTGCCGCCCAGGCCTTCGTTTTCGTCGATCATGCGATGCCTTCCATGGTTCGGTATTTCAGTTTGTAGGTGACCTGGGTGATGCCGCAGGCCGGGTTTTCTTCGTCGATGCTGCGACTGATGGCGCCGACAGCGATATCGATTACGGCGCCGCCCAGCGTGCGATCGGCGTACAGGGCTGCGTGCGCCGCGGCCCGGGTAGGCTCCGGCGCCATCTTCGGTACCGGCCCGTCGGCGCCGATCAGCATCAGCACCTCGAGGTTCCAATAAACGAAGCCCATGCCGACCACCGGATCCGGGTATTCGTCGCCGCAGTCCAGCAGGATGCAGGGGTGGTCTTCAAAGCTGAAGAGCGCTGCGGTGTCGTCGCGCACGGTCAAGCCCGCGCTGGTGAGCACGGCCACCATGGCGGCGATGATCTGTTCGGTTTTGGTCATGTCGGTTCGCGGTAATGGATGGTGAAGCTCATGTGGTTAAAGCAAATCCCAGTATCCGGATCCCGCTGGTCGAGATCGCTCACGTAGAAGCAATCGTCGACCAGTACGCCGACCACTGTGATCTTCCGTTTCCGGTCGAGAGCCTTTTTTACCTGGGTGGCGATCAGCACTGTCTCGTCCCTGGATTTGGCCCAGGTCGACACCTGGAACGATGCGCGCGCCAGGCCAGGGTTTTTCACCGCGCCGCGCGCGCCGGCGCTGCCCATCTTCTGAAACGTGACGGATGGGTAGACCGGCGGATCATCCATCTGGTCTGGAAGGATGCGCCCACCGACCATCTCGACCAAGTCGGGAGCCGCCTGCAGCAGGCCGAGGATTGCCGCGTGCGCGCTCATGAAACGGCCTCTGCCAGCCTGGCGGTCACGTCGTTGACCACGATGTCGATCGCTTCCTGCGCCTTCGTTTCGATGGCCGGTTGCATGTAGGGGTGCGCCGGCGTGTTGTTCGTGGACGCCGCGCGCGCCGCCTTCACGCCGGCCTTGCTGCCGCGCAGCGCCTGGCCGGCGGCCCGGTTGATGTGCCCTTTCTCGACCCACAGCGCGTAAAACGCAGCCTTCTTGCCAAACTTCTTGATCTGGGCGCCGGTGAGGTCACCGGCCACCACGCTGACCACGACCCGGGTCGGCGTGCCGCGCCGCGGCGTGACGCGGATCGATGCCTTGAGCGCGGTAGTGATGTCGTTTGGCCCACCGGCCGTGTTGAAGTTGTCACGCGCTTGGGCCCGGACGACGTTTGCGCCCTTCCGGACGCTGGGCCGCAGCACCTTCTTCAGCAGCCGGTCGCTGACGCCGTGCATGCGCCTGCGCAACTCGTCCAGGCCATCAATTCTCAGGTCAGCCATTGAACACCTCCTTTTTGCACATCAGGGCCAGCCAGTCGGGGCCGCGCTCGAGCACAGCCTGGATGTCGTACACGAAGCCGCCGTGCAGGATGCGCATGCTCGGCAGCACGCCGGCACGCCGGCGGATCCCGATCTCGGTCTGCACCTGGTTCTGGATACCGCCGGCGGCGACGAACTGCCGGCCGCTGATGTCCTTGACCGAGGCCCACATCTTCCCGTCGCCAGGCAGGACGTTGGCCCAGATCTCGGTCGGCGCGTTGAGCGCGGTCCGGCCAGCGCTGCGCGCCTGCAGCTTCACGCGCTTGTCGAGAGTGAAAGCGTTCGCCATCAGTACACCCGAAGCCCGTCCAGCAGCCGCTTGGCGAAGTTGGAGCGCACCGTTTCCCTGAACTCCTTCGTGGCCGGGTCCCACAGCTCAACCAGGCGCGCCAGGATGTACAGCTTCGCCGCCGCCGGCGTCGCCGCGCTGTCCGGGCCGTGCCCCGCGGTGTAATCCACCACCACGACGTTCGCGTGCCTTGCTGTCGCCGGCCAGGCCCTGCCCGGAGCCGGCATAACGTAACCGGGCTTCGACGCCTTGTCGACGTAGTAGTCGGCCGGGTCGAGCAGCCACTCGTCGCCTTCGACGTCGGTGAATTTCACGCTCTCGACGCTGTAGGTCGGCGCGCTGAGCTTGATCGCTCCTGGGAAGCGGTCCAGGGTCACCCGCATTCGACGATTCACGAACTTCCGCCCGGTTTCGTGTTCCGCCTCTGCGGCGATACCGGCGATCCAGATGGCCAGCTGTCCATCGAATGCGAGTTCGTCCAGGTCGATGCGCAGCTGGACCTTCGCGTCAGCCAAGGAAACGGCCAGCGCTGCTGGTACGCCGATCTCTTCCATGCTCATCGGCTGGCTCCTTGGGTGGCAGCCGGGCGCGTGCCGGTCGATTGCGAACCAGGCGCCGCCGGCGCCCGCGCGTATTTCACGACCGGCGGCGCCGGCGCAAGACCGGCGGCGAGCAACGCAGCCGGGTCTACCCCGTCAACCACGATCACGACGCATGGGAATGCTTCATCCATCACTTATCCTCGAATTTCAGAAATATGGTCCGCTCATCAACGACTTGCGGCGTGGTCGCCGTCACGATCTTGCACGCGATGCTTGCGACTACTGCCCCTGGGATAGCCTGCGCAAACAGGATCGTCAGGTTGCCTTGACGAATGCCGCTGGCGTTCTGCGCCCCAGTTACCGTGAAGGTCGCGGAGAAAAGTCCTGGCGATCCGATGTCTGCCAGGTAGCCGGTCCAGTCGAGCACGATGTCCAGGATCGCGGCCGAGTCCATCGTGCCAACCGGCTTGTCGGGGTTCGACAGGTCCCAGAACGCACCCTCCGCCGAGAACCCGCGCCCCGGCAGGACCTTGAGCGTCCGGGATGACGACGGGGTGAAGTTTGTTACTGCGGCCGGCGACTCAGCGCCGGTCGTAAATGCTGCCGTATTTGCCACTTCGCTCTCATTCCCTGCTGCATCGCGATGCAAGAAGTGCCCGTAGTACGTCGTGCCGGCGGCCAGGCCGCCGAAACTCACCGCCTGCGCGCCGGCGGCCGTGACGGCGGACGACTGCCCGGCCTTGACTGCCGCGGCCGATTCGGTCGCGTTGCGGCTGGCCATGCGATACAGCGTGCCGCCTGCCTCGCTCGTGGTCACCGAGCCAGCAGCCGTCGTCTGCCCGGTCTGGCTCGCGGTCGCGCTGCTCAACATCGGCGCCGTGGTATCGGGCGCAACAACTGGCAGCTCGCTGGTTGCGGCGGCACTGCCATACCCATTGGGCCCCGAGCTGTTTGAATAGAATCCAAGCATGCATTTTCCTGTCTCGCTAACTGCTGTCGTGTAATATCCCGGCAATTACAAAAGCGAGAAACGCCATGGGATGGCTGAGAAAAGTTTTCCGAAGACTGCTGATCAGGCACATCTGGGTCGAAACCGGAGGCGACCTGCGCGAATGCAGCGTCTGCGGCCGCCGTGAGGAATACGACGAGGTCGCCAGCCTGGAAGGCTCCGTCTGGAACTGTCGGTGGGAAGGCTACCCAGGGGCCCATCGCACTGCGAATAAGCGCTGACCCCGTTCAATGCTCAGATTACCTCGCCGGCATGCGCTTGAGCGCGGCTGCACAATACTGCGCGACGAGTCCATACCCGGCGTCGTTGCAATGGATCGTTTCTGCCATGTAGGGCGCCATCTTCGAATCCATCGTCGTGCCGGAGTAGACGAAGACCCCGCCGGCGCGCACATCCACCAGTGCTTTACAGCCCATTGCGCGCCAGTTCGCTCGCAGGTAATCGTCGTACGCCTGAAGGTGGGCGTTGCCATCCGCAATGCTCCACGCGTCAAGGCCGAAACGCGGCAAAGTGGTCATCATGACGATGAACCAGTCAGGGTGTGCAGCGAGGCGATCCTGAACGTACGCGACCATATCAGCCGCAGCTGCCACGCCGGTCTTGCTGGCGCCGGCCCCCGTATTGCAGATCGTGTTCGTTCCCTCCCAGGCCAGCAGAATGTTCTTCTTCCCTGCGACATACTGGGCGTCAGCCTGGGCGGCGCCACGTGAGCGCATCTGCGTGATGTTCTGACCGCTGACGCCGATGTTGGATACGGCGACGGCGCCGCTCAGCGGCGGCATGGCTGCCATCTGCGACGGCATCGACTTGGCTGAGCTGGATGCCTGGTAGCCATAGACCAGCGAGTTGCCGTCGAACACGATGTTCGTGCCGGCGCCGCTATATTTCATCTTGGCCGCGCCGGACAGTATCGGACCCATCATACGCCCACCCCGGTGATGTTCTGGCCAACGGAGCCGGCGCCGGAAATATCGACTTGGAAGTAGACGGCAGCCGTAGTGACGCCGGTCCAGGTGCGCAGCGTCGTCCAGGTTGTAGGCGTTGCGGCGCGCGCAGCCTCGGCAACCAGGGAAGTTCCAGTCCTACGCAGTCGCAGGATATCGCCGACCTGAGCAGCAACGCCGCTGGCCGTGCTGGTTCCTGGGTTACCGCCGGTGATGGTCTTGTACTTGCCGTCCGAGTCGTTTACATAAACGGCATATAGCGTCCCGGTGTAAGGGACCTTGGCCGAACCGCTCGATACCGCAAGCAGCAGGCCGTTTGCCGCCGCGACCACGTTGATGGTCATCGCGATCGAGCCGTCTGTATTAGCGGCAAGCTGATTTGATACGCCACCGGAGCCGTCGAGCCATCCACCACCCGAGCCACTGTATGCGTAGCTGTACGGACCAGAGCCGGTTTCCGTTACGCTGGTCAAGCTGTTCAGGCGCGTGTAGGTGACGGCCGCCACTGCCGGCGTCACGGTGTTCGACGCGGCCGATTGCAGGCCGGTGCCTGCGCTGTTCGTCGCTGCGGCCTTGAAGTACACCGCCATGCCGTTAGCGAGACCCTGGAAGCTTGCTGGGCTGCTCGTGACCGTAATGGTGCGCGCGACGCTGTTGTCGCTCGCCTTGTAGGCGGTGACCGAATAGCCTGTGATCGCAGCACCACCGTCCGATGCTGGAGCGGTAAATGCCACGCTCGCGTTGCCATCGCCAGCCGATGCCGCTCCGATGATTGGTGCGCCAGGCTTCGTTGGAACAGGCGCGGCGCCGACCGCCTGACTGATCGAGTAGAACACGTTCGGGCCGTCGCAAAAGAACTGGATTTGATTCTCGACGCCGTTGCGCGGGTCGAAATCCTGCGATCCGCCCCACTGCTTCATGCCGGAGAATATCGGCGTGTTTGCGCCATCGCCAACCAAGCGCAGGTACACCAGCGCGCCGCGCACTACGGCAGCAGCCGCGGTAAAGGTCAGGCCAGCACTTGCCGTTGCCTGCGCCATGAAGGATTCACCAACCACGCTCAGCGGGATGACGGCCGAGAAGGGAATGTCGCGCACGCTACTGAAGCCAGCCAGGGTCGCGCTGCTAATTGTGTTAAACACGTCCTTGGTGCCAGCAGCAAGCGTCACGTCACCGCCGGTCGAGCTGTCGCCGATGGCGGTGCGAGTCAGGGTGTTGTCGCTGGTCAAGTCGAACAGACCCAAGAGCCACGCGCCGGCAGAGTCCGGTCCGACCATGACCTCCAGATTGCTCCGCTTCTCAGCAGGAAGCGCGGCGAAGGCGCGATAACCCAGCGGTGCGCCGCCGAGCACAATTACCGCGGTACTCGTCGAGTTCGTTACTTCCTTGACGCGATTCGCAATGCTCATACGCTCTTTCGAATAAAAAGCCAGCACGCGGCGGGCAAAGTCCCGCCTTACAGCCGGGGTCGGAGACAGGGGACAGCAAGCCGCAATGCAGATTGGCCGCGCGGGCGGGATAGGCGGGTCTCGCGCTCACCACACGGATACGCTCGGAAGCAGAGCGCATCCGTGTGGCACCCTTACTACTGCCAGCTGCCAGAAGGCCCATGAGGCAGGGTTATCCCATGCAATTCCATCTGGCCGAGTGTCATGCGGCGACGCCGCCGCGCTGCGCTTCGGAGTCACTCTTATCGCGCAGCAAGTCGGCTGCCAATGAAGTTCAGCAGCTCTTCGTCGGACTTGCCGACTATTTCGTCAGGGGTAAAGACCACGGCCCCGGCCGGGCCGCGGACGAGGACGAGGTCATTGCCCGGCGCCTCCGCGTTGGCGCGCAGGTCGGCGAGCCAGGCGGTGGTCGCGGGGCGCATGAATTACTTCACCAGCGATTCGGCGTAGGCGACGGCCTTCGGATCGGCGTCGACCTTCTCAGCCAGCGCCTTCACTTCCGCGGCGTCGATCTCGACGACGTCGTTGCACTTGCCCAGATCGCAATCCATCAGGACGCGCACTTTCACTTTTTTGGCTTCTGCCATGTTGGTATCTCCGATGCTGGCGGCCAGCACCATGCCGGCCGCCGGTTGCGATTAGGTGGCCGAGTTCTGGTAGTACTTGATCGCGCCGCCGATATCGACCATGTTCGCGCCCGAACGTTGGAAGGCCAGGAAGCCGACCTGGCCTTTCTCGGTGTACTTCGAGTCGGTCATGCGGAAAAGGGTCAGGTCCATCACGTCGCGGATCAGGTACTTGCTGAAGTCGCCGAACAGAATCGACTTGGCGTTTGCCGCCATGGTCGGCATGTTCTGGTTGATGATGATCTCGCGGCCCATCAGGCGGTCCGGCGCGCCGCCCGGGTTGCCCTGCTCGTAGCCGGGCACGAAGATCGGACGGCCGTTGCCGTCCTTCAGCTTGCGCAGGATGCGCAGGGTGTCGTCGTGCATCATCCACTTCGCCGTCGCACGGTAGTACGGATCGACGGAGTGCTCCAGGTCGACCAGGTCCTCGTAGGTGACGGTGGCGGTCTGGCCGGTCGCACCGATCTTGCCAGCACTGGCGGCGGTCACGATGCCGCGCGGCTGGCCGGCGCCGGTGCCCACGGTGTGGTGGCGGTTCTGGATGCGGCCCAGGCGCAGTTGCAGCAAGGTCTGGATGTAGGCCTCGATGTTGAACATCGAATCCTGGATCAGTTCGAACGGCAACGCGATCGACTTCGACGAGTACTTGTACACGTCCATCGATGCCTGGCCGAAGCCGGTCTCGCCAGTGCTCGCGCCCGAGTTCTGGCCGACGATCTCGCCTTCTTCGGAGGTCGAGTCCGCCGTCGGGAACAGCATCTGCGCGCCGGTCGAGGTTTGGATGTTGCTGGCGACGCTGCGCACGGCAAATGCGGCCTTCATGGCCTGGATCAGCGTCCGGTTGAACTCGGTCGCGACCGTATAACCGCCTTCGGCGCCAGTCGTGGTCGACATCGCGGCACGAATATCGTGGTTCACGCGCGCCATCATGGCCGAACGCTGGTCCGCGCTCAGGTTCGACAGGCCACCGGCGAGCATGGCGCGCAGCGCGGCGCTCTCCGGGCTCGCGCCGCCGCCGGCGCGTGCAGCAGCGTCCAGTGCGGCATTATGTTGATTTTCCGGGTTCTCGCCGGCCAGCTGGGCTATGCGCTGTTCGCGCGCGATCTCGGCGTCGATCGCCTCGACTTCGGCCAGGAAGCCGTCCAGCTGGGTGGCCTCGGCGGCCGGCATGCGCTGATCGGCCGGATATTTGTTGTTCAGGTCGTGGGCCTTCTTGGCCGCGGCGTCGCGCTGGGCGCGCAGTTGTGCGAGCTTGCTCATGTAGGGTGGTGCCTTTCGGTATGGTGGTCCGCTCTCGCGGCCGGGATGGGCGTAAAAAAAGCCGCTCGATGCGGCTGGTTTAGTGGCGCGAGAGCGTCAGCTAATCGGGTGGCAAGCCATCATGCGGATGCGTTGCTGCTGGCGTGCGCGATGTTCTTCGGTGGCGGCCGCGTCGACTTCGTCGGGCACCTTCGCCTCGACCTTCGGCGCTTTGGCGTAAGCGCTCATGTTCCACGACGCTTCGGCCTTTTTGCCCGGGGCAATGCGGTCGACCAGACCGGCCGCGACCGCTTCCTCTGCCGTGTACCAGGTCTCGGCGTCCATGGCGGCGCGCACGTCGTCGACGGCCATGCCACTCTTTTTCGCGTACTGGCCGGCCAGGCTGCCGTCGATCTTCGACAGCAGCGTCGCCGTCGCGGTCAGGTCGTTGGCGTTGCCCATCGCCCAGGTCCAGGCGTTGTGGATCATGTAGAAGCCGCCGTCGGCGATCTCGACCTCGTCGGCTGCGGTGGCGATCACCGTCGCCGCGCTGGCCGCGTAGCCATCGATGTGCGCGATCACCTTCGCGCCGGTGTCGCGGATGGCCTGGCAGATGCTCTGCGCGGCGAACACGTCGCCACCCGGGCTATTGATGCGCAGGCGCACGGTACCGCTCTTGATGCCGCGGATCTCCGGCACGAGCGTTTCGGCCGCGACGCCACCCCACCAGTACGCGGTGTCTTCATCAGCCACAATCGCGTCGTAGATGTAGATGGTTGTCTCGTTGCCTTCAGCCGATGCGACTATGCGCGATTGCGGCAGGCGATCAGGCCGCTTCTTGTTGCTCGCCAGGAGCTTTGTCAGGGTCTTCGACACTCTTGCCTCCATTCATTTTTAGGTTCGGATTCTTCGGCATGTTCTCGAGCCGGCGGATTTCGTCAGCATCCATGAACGGCATTTCGCCAGCGCGGCCGAGCGCGATCCGATATGCCTCGTAACGGGACTTGACGTCGGTGCGTTCCAGTGCCGCCGTGATGTGCTCGACGAAGTACTTCTGCCGGACCGGCCAGAGCTTACTGTTCAGCTCTTGGGCAATCGGCGTCAGGTGCCGCTGCAGTGTGTAGGTCTTAAACCCGATGCCATGCTGGGCAACGCCCGTGCCCCAGTTCGAGACTGCGCCGCCGTGACCGACCATCGTGGGCGGCACGCCGAAGATCCGGCAGATTTCCTCCACCGTGAACAGGCGTGTCGCCAGGATTTCGGCATCCTTTGAATTCACACTGAGCTGCGCTGGCTCCAGGCCGCCGCCGAGGATCAGCGGGCCGCGCCCGCCGTTCTGCACCCGGGCCAGAAGCGATGCCTTCAACTGCTCCAGCTGCTCCTTGTCCAGCTTCGAGGCCGTCTTCAGGGCATAGTCGAAATTGGCGCCACCGGAGAAAAACTTGCCGACGTGTTCCTGCGACGCCAGCGCGGTGCCGATCGCTTCCAGCGCCGCGTAGGTAAGCGGGCTCGGACTGGTCAAGCCGTCAAACCCAAGGCTTGGCAGATGGATAATGTCGGCGCGGTCCAGCACATACGACGGCTTGTCCCCGGGGCTGATCCGGTACCGCACCACGTCGCCGTCCTTGAATGGCATCACGGTGTGGCGTGGCAGAGGCTTCCAACCGATCACGCGGTTGCTGAAGAAGCTCGGGCGGATCCACTCCCCGAAACCGTCGCCGTGTGAGAGCTTCGACAGGATGAGGGCTTCCCAGGCCGCTGCTGCCGTCCAGCCGTCGCTTGCCTTCTCGTTCAGCATCCACCAGTAATCGTGGTCGGCCGAGTCACGTTCGTTGCCCTTGCGTTCATATATCCCGACTGGCAGCGTGGCGATCGCGCCGGCAACCAGCGACATGCAGGCGTAGGCCGCCGACACGCGCATCGCGGTTTCCGCAGTGACTGCTGCGCCAGAAGACGATCGGTGCGCGGCGCCCAGCAAGTTGGCCAGCTCGCCCATCGTCATGCTGCTGTGCGAGTTCTCGCCCAAGGCAACCAGGCCGGCACGCTCTGCGCCACCGTCTCGCGCGGATAGCCATGATCCGAGCACGCTCGATTCGTGCCGGGTGGCTTCCAGATTCATTAGTTTTCCGGACATTCAGAGATCCAATACGACAATTTGTGGTTCCGGGTCGGTTTCGACTTTCTTCTGCATCACACCGATGGCCATCAGGAGCGCGACGATGTCGTCGATCTTTTCCGGCGCCTTCTTTTTGTCGGGTGCCGTGTTCAGGTTTTGATCCGTGCGCGCAATCAGGTTCGAGGCGCACCAGTTCAGCACCGGGTCGCTGCCGTGCGCGAGATTCCCCTCGACATACGCCAGCTCCAGCGCCTGCATGGCCGGGTGGTAACTCTTCGGACCTTGGATGAACTCCTGCATTGGCACATCGAGCGCTTGCAGTTTTTGCACCAGTTGCGTCGCGTTCCAGGAGTCGTAGCCGATCATCTGGATGTCGAAACGGGCCATCGCCGCCTCAATGCAAGCCTGCACTGCGTCGTAATCGGTCACCTCACCGCTGGTCTCAATCAGATGGCCTGACTGGACCCACGAGTGATACGGCACCAGGCCCCGCTCGGTACGGTCCCTCACTGCCTCGCCAGGGACAAAGCGCCACCCATACGTGTACAGCACGCCGTTCACGTCCCAGACCAGGCGGAACGATGTCAGGTCGCGCGTGCTGGCCAGGTCCAGGCCGCCCCAGCATGGAAACTGTCGCAGCCACTCCAGGTCTACCGCGCCCTTGCAGGCCTTCCACTTGACCAGGTTGACCCACCCGCCGGCCGCGGCCGATGGTCGGTTCAGCCGCTTGATCTTGAACTCAGCATGCCGGCCCGGCATAGACTTGGCCTCGACCGCCTCCTTCCGAATCTCCTTCATCAGGAGTGGGTTGACCTCCATCAGCGGGTTGGCCTTGATCCACTTCGTTTCGTCGAAGTCCCCGTCGGCCTCAATGCCGGCGCTCTTGTCCTCGTCGTCGACGGCGAAGTAGACCGCCAGGAAGTGGTCGGCCGGCACCAGGCCCTGCAGCAGCTGCTTGGCGAAGTGCCGGATCTCGCCCCACGGCCCTGGGTTGGTATAGCCCTCGGTCGTCGTGTACAGGAACAGCGGGTTCTTCCGCGCGCCGGCTGCCGACTTCAGCACGTTCAGCAGGTCATGGTTCTTGTGCGCGTGCACCTCGTCGATACCGCAGTGGGACGGATTCAAACCGTCCTGCGTGCTGGCCTTCGAGTTGATGGGCTTGAACGATCCGCCAACCTCGTATCGCGCAATAGAGTCGACAAAGCCCTCCAGCGTGAAGTTTTCGCGTAGGTCAGCCAGCTTGTCGACGATCTTCTTCGCCGTGTTGAACACGATGCGCGCCTGCGAGCCCGTCGTCGCCGCGCTGATCACCTGCGGGCCGTTCGTGTGCTCGCAGCAGAAGCAGTACAGCAAGATGGCCGAGCACAGGAACGACTTCGCGTTCTTCCTGGCCACGGCGAACAACGCGGTGGTGAAGCGGCGCGTGCCGTCGAGGTTGCGGAACCCGAACAGGTTCACTACGAAGAAGACGTGCGACTCGTGCATCACCACGTTCTCGGTGTCCCACTCGCCCTCGACGTGCGGCAGCTTCTCGATGAAGTCGCAGGGATCGCAGGCATGCCACGGGTCGAACTTGAACGGCGACTTCGCCGTCGCCTTCGACTCGCCGGTGGTGTGGTCGTACTTGGCGCGCTTCAGGTCATGCAGGAAGCGCTCGGCGGCCAAGCGGAACCAGCGGCCGAACCGACGTCCCTTCTTGTCGGCGACCGCGGCTTTCGCATAGTCGATCGCGACCTGGATGTAATCACGCGGCCCCTGGTCGTTTGCCATTGCCGGCGAACTTGTTTCCTTTCTTTTCCTCGCCGCCATTTAGCTTCACCTTCCCCTGGGCCACCGGCGTCAGGCCGAAGTCGTTGATCATGCTTTGGAGCGTGCTGATCATGCTGGCGGTCGGGGTCTCGTTGGCGATCCACATCTGCGTGACAGCACCGTGCAGCGCGCACATATGCCCGAACGCAGACAGGCCGCCCTCCGTAAGTAATTTGTTAGCCGTCAGGATCGGCGCCAGGCGCTTCCATTCGTCGACAGCATGCTTGTTCTTCAGCCACTTCGGCGGCGCCGGCACCGCGACGATCGGTGGCAGCTCTACCGCAGGCGGCGGCGCCGCGCGGCATGGCTGGTTCGTGCCCGAGATCACCTTGAGGGCCGCCGGCTTTTTCGGTGGACCGGGCATCAAAACTCCTCGAAAACGTCAAAACCCGTTTTTTCTATCCTGCACGCGCAAAAAAAAGGCTGCATGGCCGGTTTCCCGCGACCGGGCGCAGGACTTTTCACCCCCCCCCGGGGGTGGCGCGTCAGCCTCGGGCGGCGCGCTTCCATCGTGCGGTGCGGCGCCGGGTCGAGCCGGGCTCAGACTCGATCGGGAAGCCATCGAGACCGATTGCGACCTTCGGTTTGTAGCCGAGGTCCTCGTTGGTCTTCTGCTCGTGGCATTCGTGGTGCAGCACCTGCATGTTCTCGTCGTCGTTGGTGCCATCGTTGGCCAGCGCCACCTTGTGGTCCAGCTCGAAGCCAGACGGGAACGTGGCAACGAGGCCGCAGCGCGCGCACACGCCTTGGTCCCGCAGCCAGACGCGCTCACGCTGCCGCTGTAGCGCGCGGCCGCGCAGGCGTTCGGTGCTCAACGCGTTACCTCGGGCAGCGCCTGCACCATGTCGAGGATGCTCATGCCGCGCTTGCCGTACCCCTTGGCGCGCAGCAGCTCCATGGCCTGCTCATCCTCGGCCAGGCGCTGGGCCAGGCGGCCGAGGGCTGCGGTATCAGCCTCCTTCGCCAGCATCGCGGGCCGGGCGCCGAGCACGGCGCGGACCATCTGGTCGCGGTAGACGGTGGGCAGGTCGATACTCATGGTGTGCTCCTGATAATTGCGGGGATGCGGCCGGGGCGCTCTTGCAGCACCTCGCCTGCTTCCAGTTGTGGGCGCATCCGCGAGACAGTCGGCCTGCCGGTGCTGTCGTACTGGAGCACATCCAGTTGTCCGGGGCGCGCCACTACAGCGCCGGCTATCTCAACCCGCATCATCGGGACTGCACGCATGGCGCACCTCAAAAAACACAACAGATATGTTTAAAAAAACTCTTTGAAAACACAACACATCTGTTGTATACTAATTCCATCAGCAGACGAGAGAGGGTTATGAAATACAGCGAGTTTCGACGGTGGTTGGAGCGGAAGGGAGCAAAGTTCACTCCCGGCAAAGGTAGCCACTTCAACGTAGAACTGAACGGTGAAACAAGTACCTTCCCAGATCATGGAGCAAAGGAAATAGGAACTGGGCTCTACAACAAGATCTTGAAGGATCTGAAACTGAAATGAGGAGAGACCCCGAAAGGGGTTTCTCAGTTACTCGCGAAGTTCATGACCTCGGCACTACGACGCAGCACAGCGCAGCACACATAGAGCAGCACACCAACTGGAGCAGTACCCCGAAAGGAATGACCAAAATGTTGAACTACCCAATCACCTTGGAACCCGATACCAACGGGACCATCCTGATCAGCTTTGCCGATTTTCCGACCGTGAACTCGGTTGCGGATGATGAGGCATCCGTGGTGCGAGAAGCGCTTGACGCGCTGGAGACTGCGTTGCAAGCCTACTTCGACGGCCGCAAGCCGGTTCCCCTACCCTCACTGGCGGCACCTGACCAGCAGACGGTAACGCTGCCGGCGCTGTCCGAAGCAAAGGTAAAAATCTGGAATGAGATGTTTGCCCAGAACCTGCGCAAGGCAGACCTGGCCCGGCTGCTCAACGTGCACACGCCTCAGGTGGATCGGTTGTTCGATCTGGAGCACGCGTCGAAACTGGAGTTCGTCGAGCAGGCGGCCAAAGCGCTTGGTAAAACGCTGGTCGTCGAACTGGTCTGACTGGTAGGCGCCTGCCCATTACTGCAACAGACGGCGCAGTAATGGGCGCTGGAAAATCCACCAGAGGAACCGCTGTTTAGAGTCACTCATAATGAAGAAACTAAACAGATGAGGTCCTATGCACTACCCTGCAGCACGAGTCTGGCGCTATCTCAAGCGCCTTCAAACGATCATGGGCATCGCCAGCAACGGCGCGCGCCTCGCCTACTACTTCAGGCACATCTTCGAATAAGCCAACAACAAAAAGCCCGCTAACCTTTCGGCGCGGGCTTCACTGGGCGTGCTGGTGGCTCCCAACGGGAACCGCCATGCATTCTGTACTGTAGAGCTGAATTATATGCCCACTGGAAATTTAACGGTGGAATTATTTACTGTTGGAATTTTGATACACGGAAACCGCGATTCCGATTGCGTCGTGCGCGGCGGCCAGGTGCCTGTCGAACTCAAGCGGGGGAATGCGCAGCATCGCAGCGATGAGTCCTTTCCGCTCTTCGTCCACGTACAGCAGGCCCAGTAGGCGACGCTGGTCGAAGGTGACCTTGACCATGGCGCGGCCGACCAGCGCCGCGTCGTTCGAATCAATCGCTGGGCCGGCTCCGCTGGCGCGCGGCTCGCCGCCGCCGGCTGCCCTGAGCATGGATTCGCAGATCGCGCCGGTTATGCAGGCCGCGCCAGCCGAACCTTCCGACGACCTGGCCCATCGCCCCCAGTTCTCAAGACGCGAGGCGATGGCGCTGCGGTCTACCGCAGCTGGTCCTGGCGCTGGTACTGGCGCTGCCGCACTGGCAGCGGCCTCGATGAAGTCGTCGACCCGGCGCGCCGGTACGCCGGCCGGGCGCCAGGCCCTGGTGATAGTTGCGCGACGTTCGTTCAAGATGCCTCCACCCATGCCTTGCCGTTGAAGCGGATCAGCCCGCGCTTGCGCAAAGCCTGCAGGCGCAGGTCGATAACGCGCACCGCTGGCACCCGGCCGCCGAATAGGTCGCGCCGGCGGTGTGGATCCGCAAGCGCGCGCATGCCGCTGGCGTCGGTGTCCAGCTGCCTGACCGTATTGCGTCCGGCGCGGATCTGCGCCAGCAGGGCTTTGTCGAATTGGTCGTATTGATTGGTGCTCATGATGTCCTCGGTCAGTTGTTCAGCCGTCGAAGCTGGCGCGGGCGCGCGGCTTGGCGCCCACTGCTGGCGTGGTGGGCGGCGTGCCGTACCACTCCGAAAAGCGGCACGTGGCGCCATGAAACTGGAGCGGGATGTCGCCCAGCTGGCCGCTCCGGTGCTTGCGCACCAGGATCTCGGCAAAGCCTTCCAGCTCGCGGTTTTCGGGTTCGTACATTTCGGGCCGGTGCACCAGCATCACGATGTCGGCGTCCTGCTCGATCTCGCCCGAGTCGCGCAGGTCCGACAGGATCGGGCGGCGGTCCGGGCGGTCCTCGACCTTGCGATTAAGCTGAGCCAGTGCGATCACCGCGACGCCGAGCTCCTTGGCCAGCGCCTTGAGGCCGCGCGAGTACGAACCGATCTGCTCGTGCCGCTTCTCCCCATCGCCGCCGGACATCAGGCCCAGGTAGTCGACGATGATGACGTGCAGACCGTGCTTGCGCTTCCAGGCCTTCGCCTTCAGGCGCAGCTCGAGCAGCGAAATCGCTGGGGTGTCGTCGATCGCGAAGCGCAGGTCGGCCAGCTTCAGCGTGCCCGCCGTGATGCCGGCCCAGGCGACGTCATCGCTGCCAGGAATTTCGCCAAGGATCGACGCGAGCGCCACGCGGCCACGGTTGGCCAGCGCGCGCTCGGTGATCTCCTGCCCCTCCATCTCCATGCTGAAATTCATGACGCTGAAGCGCTCGCCCATGCTCAGGCCAATATCCGAAGTCAGCGCGGTCTTGCCCATTGAGGGGCGGCCAGCCACGATGATCAACTGGCCTGGCCGCAGCCCGCCGTTGAGCTGCCGGTCAATCGGGGCAATCCCGGTCGGCATTGCGTGTTCGCCGCCCTCGGCCCGCTTGCCGATGCTGTCGATGACGTCCTTCAGGATGTCGCCGATCATCCGCGGCTCGTTACGCACGCGGCGCTCGGCCAGGGACGTGACGAGCGATTGCATGTTGTCCAGCACTTCGTCGGCCGTCTTGCCGTTCGGGCTCAGGGCCAGGCCGTTGATGGTGTCGGCCACATGCATGCAGGCTCGGCGTAACGCACGGTCGACCACAGTGGCCGCGTACTGGGCCACATGCGCCGAGCTGGGCACGCTCTGCCGGAGACCGTTGAGGTAGCCGCCGAGGTCCTGCAGCAAGACGCTCTTGCGGCCCTCCAGCGCTGCCCAGACGGTCACCGGGTCAGCAGGCTCTTGGCGGCCGATCATCTGCACAATCTCAGCGAAGATCGCACGATGGTCCTCGCGGACGAAGTGCTTGGCCTGCAGGTCGCCCAGTTTGTCGATACAGTCGTTGTTGCGCAGCAGCGCGCCCAGCACGGCTTGTTCGGCCTCGATCGACTGCGGTACCGGGAATTGGTCGTTGGTGGTGCTCATGCTGCCTTCCTGCTGTGTTGGCCGCTGGTGAGGTTGGCATACCCCTTGCGGCTGATGACCCAATCGAACCCGACGTTGGGCGGGAATGTTGCGTTCTTGCTGAGCCACGGGAAAAAGCGCTCGACGAAGCCAGGCTTGTCGGAGAAGGTCCGGAAGTCGCGGATTGCCGCTGCGCGATCGGCGGCGTATGGCGCCAGCGCGACAACGCCGAGCTGCTCGCCCAGCGCGACGTTGAACGCCTCGATCACCTTGACCTCTTCGACCGTGTACGCGGTCTGCACTTGATCGAGCCAGCCCGCGGCGTTCAGCCAGGTGGCCGGGTGCGGGATGAACTGCGGGTCCACCCATTCGCCAGACTGCTGCAGGCGCGCTACAGCAGCCAGCATCAGGTCGACTGTGGCGTCGTCGGGGTTGATCTTGCCGAATGCCCGCTCGGCGGCGCCGCGCGACCGTTTGCGCGGATAGGTGGCGTAGAACCGCTCGAAGCGTTCAGCCAGGTCAGCATTGAGCCCCGTCGTGGCCCGGCCCTTTCGGCCTGCTGGTGGGGCGCCAACCTGGTCGCGGTCCGCTTGCGGAGCGCAAGAATTTGTCTTTTGGTGGTTGTCTTTTGGAAGGTTGTCTTTTGTGTGTCCAGATTCTGGACTATCGACCTGTCCAGATTCTGGACTACCCCCTGTCCAGATTTCGGACATGTCCAGATTCTGGACTAGTCCAGATTCTGGACTAGTAGTGGTCGCCTTCAGCTGCGCTTTCGAGATCCATTTCCGATGATCTTTTTGCACACCGATGATCATGCCGAACTGGCCTGGGCGCTTGTTGATCACGTTCCTGGCGGCCAGCATGTTCAGCGCTGTAGTGACGTGCTGGCGCGCGACGCCACATAGCCCGCCAATCTGGGCGGCCGACATGTCATCTTCCTTCTTGTTGAAGCCGTAGGTCTTCCGGATCACCGTGAAGATCACCGACTGCTCGTGCTGGGAGAAGCCCCCACGCAAAATCGCCTCGAGCAGTTCGTTGGCGATCCGGACATGGCCGTTCTCGAGCTGCGGCGTACTCATGCTCAGTTCGCTCCGCCCTTGCCGCCGTCCGTCTTGTCATCGAAACGGCGCGCGTGCAACAGCACGTCGTCCAGGTCGAAGTACGGGCCGGCCTCGTTCGGCGTCAGGCGCGCTACCGCTGCGGCCTTGAGCAACGCTTCGCTGATGTCGATGCCGTCGGTGTCAGCCCGGTCGCGGATGAAATGGCCGAAGCGTTCGCGCGCTTCGAAGATTTCGCCCATGTGCATCAGGCGAAACAGGATCGGTTCGGCCTGGACGTCCCCGCCCTTTTTGCGCAGCGCCTGGACCGTGCCCAGCATGCCGCGGTTGAGCGGAATGTCGGTCAGGTAGTAGCCCGGCCGGCGCCGCTTCGGCGCCGGCAGTGGCCGCCGCGCGGCTGCTTGGAAGACGTTGACCATTTCGACGAAAAGTGCCGGGTCTACCGGCTTCGTCATCGTTGTAGCTGCATGTTCCATGTGGCTTTGTCCTGTTGGAAAAATTTAGGCGTAAAAGCCCCAGCCGAGCGGCGGACCGGTCGGCATTAATTCGATTTATAGGCGTTCTTAGGCGGGCTGCTGGACCGGAGCCGAGACCTTGTACATGTCGGCACAATCCTGCGGCGTGACCTGCCCTTGAGTGACCCTTTCAATCTGCAGCGCGTATGCAAGGGTCACGCGGGTGACGCCGCGCACCCATTGGCTGACGAGCGCTTGCGTGGCTGGAGGATGTAGCGAGGCGCCGAAGTCACTCTGGCGCTGGCCGGTATTTTTGAGATGTTCATCGAGATGCATCAATTCACCTTTTAGGAGCAATGCTATTAATAGTGAGGATTCTACATTGAATAGCTGTGCTTATGAACAGTATCGACAAAAAAAAGTTTTGCTTTTAAGATGCCCACCATGAACAGACGCCCCCTTACCCCCGAAGAGCAGGAAGAAGCCAAGCGCCTAGCTTCGTTCTGGAACGAATTCCGCGAGAAGAATCCAGGCAGCACTCAGTCCTGGCTCGCATCGGCCTCCGGCCTTGGCACGCAAGGAGCTGTCAGCCAGTATCTGCGCGGCGTCATCCCCCTAAACCTGCACGCCTTGGTTTCGATCTGCCGAGTGATCCATGCGGATCCGTTTTTCGTCAGCCCGCGGCTGATGACCCCTGTAACAAAAGCCACCAATAAGGTCATTGCGCTCCAGCCGCAACAGGTCGAGGAAGCGTACGCACCATACCTACCGAGGGATGGCGAGCCAGCCGCGCCCTCACCAGCACCAGCGCCCTCGCCTTTCATTCGTGTGGAGGTTGCCGACCCGAGCGATCCGCGTTTTACCTTCATCCCGAAGGTGCGCCTACGTTTGACAGCTGGGATATCCGGCTATGCAGTAGAGCCCGAACACGACAACGAGGAGCAGTCGCTGACAGCCGTCCCCACCCACTGGATCGTCCAGAGGGGGTATTCGCCGGCGAGCCTGATTGCTATCCACGTCCGCGGCGAGAGCATGGAGCCGACGTTTTATGCGGGTGACCTGGTCGTGCTCAACACGGCCGACACGCAGCCAGTCGACGGCGGCGTCTATGCGATCAACTACGAGGGAGAGCCGGTTGTCAAAAGGATGTCCCGCGATGCCGGCCAGTGGTGGCTAACTTCGGACAATCCCGACCAGCGGAAATATCACCGGAAAGTGTGCGCTGGCGAGGCCTGCATTATTGTCGGGCGAATCGTCCGTCGGGAGACAGAACGGTTCTAGTCTCAATTTGCCAATGACAAGCCTGCTGCTGCAGGCTTTTTTTTCGCCTGCTGAGCTACTGTTACAAATTTAATGAAAATTTAAAAGCAAAGCTATTGACCTAAAATAATAGCAGGGCTATTATTCATTCATCGCAACCGAGCCCAGCAAGGCAGACGGAGACCGGAATGAATGCAGCGCAAGTAAAAGAAGTTGGCAAGGTCGTCACCGAATCCACGCTGGACTTTTTGGCCTCAAAGCACAACACCACCGCGCAGATCATCGCTGACCTGGTGCGTGCTGGTCACGAGAACATCAGCCGCCAGTTCTATCAGCTGATGGAAACAGGCCTGCGCGAAGCCGTCGCCCATGTTGCCGCGCTGAGCAACTAACCCGGCCCGCCCACTGCGGTGGGCTATTCAAACCCTAGAAACAACGAAGCCACCCAGTGCTCGCAACACCGGATGGCCCCTTACGCCCTAACTTTTTGGAGAAAGACAATGGCGAATCGTAATAGTAGCAGCAAGGCAACTGCCGACGCAATACTGGGGAAAATCCCAGTGCCCTGCCACGCACACGACGACTGGCTTCTGCCCGCCGCGAAAAACGATGGCAACGCACAGTTTGCATCGAAGGTGATGGACCTGGCGCGCGGTAGCCGCGTCATTGCGAGCATCCTGTGCGCGCACCTTATCGACCTCAATGCTGTCGTGGGTGGTGGCGCGAACTCGGTTCGCCCCCTGTTGAGCGAGGACGACACCGAAGCCTTGGCGCGTTTGGCTGTCCTGTCACTCGATCAGCTGTCTCAAATGGCTACCAACCAGGTCGATGCCCTCAACACGAAAGCCGAAGCTGGGGGCCGGGCATGACCCATTCGAACCCTCACTTCCGGCACGAAGAGCGCTCGCCGTATGAGTTCGGCAACCTCCTGCGCGAGCTGCCGGTATCGCTCGACATCGCAACCACGAGCATCACCGACGAGCAGCACGACAAGCTGCTGGCGGCCGACCAGCACGCGGCGAATTACACCAGCACGCTGTTGAACGGTATGGAGTCGCTGGGCCGGACGCTCTACAGCGCAGCGTCTAACCAGCGCGTGCCGCTCAGCTCGTCCGACGCCGCACAAGTCGGCTCGCTCGTCAGCGAGTTGGCGATGCAGCTGCAATTTCTGGACGACTTCCGTGCAGCTGTCGCCGGGCGCAATCTTCACGCAGCATTTGAGGCGGGCCGTAAATGAGCACCTCGAACACTACTAAACCGACGCCGCTGTTTATCCCCTTCGAATGGGTCGCAGAGAGCGACCAGGCCGATACCGGCCGCTACACCATGCTGTCGAACATTCGCGACCTTGCGGCTGGCGTCGGCCTCGCCTTGCAGATGGTCGAGCGGGCGGAGCTGCAGAAGGACCTGGGCGATGTGCCTGTTATCGACGACTCTGCCGTGATGCGCTTCACCAGGATGTCGGTCGCTGCGATGAACGTGATCGAAGGCTACATCGACGAGCACTTCGACGACATGAGCGAGCGCGGGGCCGAGCAACGCCGCGCCGCGAAGCTGCGGGAGCAGTTGTGAACCAGCACGCAGGGCCCGCCGGCGCAGCTCCGCACCTCGAGCACCTGGGCTTCGAGATCGACCGCTACGGCGCGGTGACCGTGCACGTGAAGCAGCCGGGCCTGATGTTCGGCCTGACGCTTGAGCGGGCGCTGTACCGCATTGACGAATTCAGGGAACCCGACCAAGCGCGGATCCTGCGCGCGCTGCCTGAGTTCTACGACATCCGCAGCGCCTGCCGCGCCCAGCGTTGAGCACCACCCTATAACTCAAGAATATCAAGGACTTGCGATGAAAAAGCCTCAAGTTGACCACCAGCCAGCGCCACCGTTCGCGCCCACCGCCATGACGGTCCTGACCAAGGTCGCCAACAATTTGCGCCAGGCCGGCGCCATGCTGCCGATCAAGGCCACCACCGAAGCGCCCACCCCGGAGAGCTCGCATATGCGTGGCTTGTCGCTGGCGCTGCTGATCGTGGAGGGCGATCTCGACGCCCTGGCCGCCGCGGCGCCGCGCGACAACCTGGCACACCGCGCGCTGTTCATGCTGCCGCCCATCCAGGCCAGCACCAGCAACGCCGTCGCCGCCCCGGATCTGCCGGCGCAGAAGATCGTCACCGGCGACGCTGAGGTCGACGCGGTGCTGTGGCTGCGCGAGGTGATCAGCACCGGCCAGGCCGACCTGATCGAGAAGGCCCGGCTGGCGGCCGCGCGCATCAAGACGCCCCTGAAGGAGATCGAAAAACGATACGCCGCGCACGTGCGGCGCGCGCACCCGGGCAACTGGGCCGAAAGCATGAAGACAATCGGATTTGCCGACTTGGACGAGTTGGCTGACCGCGCCATCAAGAAAGCGGTGCGGCAGCACGAAGCCCGCGCCCGGTTCGGTGACGCGATCTTCGAGGACACGCCAGCCGAGCAGTTTTGCCATAAAACCCTGAAGGGCCTGAAGTCCGGAAGCCGCCGCTGGGACCTGGACAAGCAGCTGGTCGACCAGCGCTTCGACGCCGCTCCCGACCAGCGCCCGGGCACGCTCACCGACTGCGTGCTCGAGCTGACCTACTGGGACGACTTGTACTGGCTGCGGAACGCCGTCAGCGACTGGGACCACAGTGCGCAGACCAGCGCCAGGGACGATTACGTGTTTCGCTGCTTGGCGCGGATCCCGCCGCGCGACCCGCAGGAAGCCACGGCCGTGCTGCGCTACCTGGCCGGCAACGACGGCATGGACCGCGCGCAGGCGCGATCGATCCTGCTGAACCTGGTCGGCGCGCCGGAGCCCTACCGCGCGCAAGAGGCTGGAGGCGACGATGCGTGATGTCTCCCAGCGCCAGCGGCCGGCGCTGACCTTGGTGACTGGCCAGCGCCAGCACCGGCGCACCGCCGGTTTTGCCAGTCCATTCGCTCTGGCCATGGTCGCACTGGCCATGATGCTGTTCGCCGCGTACTACGCGGCCCTGTCAACTTTGCCAGGATCAGTGCCAGCAGCTGAAACCCCAGCGCCAGCACCAGGCACTGGCCTCGCGTACGTGCCCTACGTGTTCGCCGACCAGGACACCGGCTGCCAGTACCTGAGCACGCACACGTCGACCGGCCTGGTGCCGCGCATCGCCGCCGACGGCAAGACGCACCTTGGGTGCAAAGGAGGCACCCAATGACGCGGCCCCTCCACGAAACCCTGCGCGCCGTCGGCCAGGGGATGCTCGGCGGCACGGTGGCCGCCATACCGCTTGGCGCCGCGGCCGCCTACTTCGGCCCGGCCGGGTTCGTACTGGCCGCGCTGGCGACCGGCGCCACCCTCATCACCGTCGCGAACTCGCTGAAGCGCCGCGACCAACGAAACGAAAAGGACTGGACATGAAGACACCCCAGCAGGACAGCACCCCGGCGCCGCGCGGCATGAGTGCCAAAACCTACACCGACAAGGTGAAGTGCCCGGCGGGCCACAAGTTCAAATTGGTACGCCGCGTTGGTACCGCCGGCAAAAGGGTTCGCACCTACTGCATCTTCTGCGAACGCGCGCACCAGATCGTGGCTGGTCCGCTGCCGGCCCCCAAGGAGGGAACGAGCCATGGGTGATACCTGGAAGCTCAAGCGCACGGCGCAGTGCGCGAAATGCCCCTGGCGCAAAGACGTCGACCCGCACGACATCCCGAACGGCTACTGCGAGACGAAGCACCGCGCCTTGGCGCGCACAGTTGCAGTGCCCGGCCAGTTGCCGGCGCCGGGCGCTGCGCTGAATGTCTTCGCTTGCCACGAGACCGACGACGCCCACTGCGTCGGCTGGCTGATGAACCAGCTCGGCGCCGGCAACAACATCGGCCTGCGTCTTCGCATGATGACGTGCGAGAACGCGAAAAAGATCCGCCTCGTCGGCAAGCAGCACGAAACTTTTGAGGACACCTTGCCATGACCAGCACCACCAGCACCAGCACCCCGGCCGGCATCGACCTGGACAAGCTGGAAGCGCTGGCGCCCCAGCTGCGCGGCGCAGCACGGCAGCTTCGCCAATACCTGAAGCTGGCCGCCGGTACCGCGCACTGGACCGACAGCCAGCAATCCAGCGCGTGCGACGAAGTGGCAGGGATGATCGAGCAAGCCCGCCGATCTGCTCGCCCTACAGTGCCCGCCGCCGATCTGCACATCGGCGCCAGCAACAACGACCAGGGCGTGCACATCAACATCATGCAGCGGCACGCCGACGGCAGCGCCACCATCATCTACGCGGGTAAGGTGCCGCCCGGCGACAGCTACGCCCGGGCCGCCCTCGCCCTGGGCCTGCCCCAAGGCGCCGGCGGGATTCCGGCATCGGCGCAGGCGCAGCGCGAAACCGCAGGTGATGCAGGTGCAGCGCGAACCACCAGCGCCATCGCGCCGGCCGGCCAGATGGCGATCGAGCGCCACACCGGCGCGCCCGCCATGCCGTTGCCCGCGGCGATCAGCGTGGCCAGCGCCCACCTCGGCATGGTCGCGGCCACCGACCGCGCGATGGGTGCGCTGAACCGCGCGGCCGCCGCCGAGGCGCTCACCGCCGCGCTGTGGCTGTATCACCGTCTGCCGCGCTCCTACGGGCGCCCGGCGCACATTGAGGTCGTCATCGAGCGCCTGGCGCGCCATGCCGGCGCCAACGTGGCCGGCTTCCTGGCCCAGCGCGGACCGCAGCACAACGAAACCGAAAACCAAGAAAATGGAGTCACCAATGACCGCACCTAAAAAATTCCTGCGCCTGCCGGCTGTCATCGAGCTGGTCGGGATCAAGCGCACCGTCATCTATGAACGAATCAAGGCGGGGACCTTCCCAAAGCCCATCCAGATCGGACCGCGCGCCGTGGCCTGGGACCAGGACGAGTTGGCGCAATGGCAGCAAAATCTACCGCGTGGCGTCAAAACCGAGCCCGTTTAGGTGTGTGGGTAGAAGTGGGGGTAGGCAGAAAAACAAAAGCCCCTTCATAGGGGCTTTTAGGTATTTTTGGCGGAGAGAGGGGGATTCGAACCCCCGATAGGCTATGAACCTATACACGCTTTCCAGGCGTGCGACTTAAACCACTCATCCATCTCTCCTGATGGGTTTTCGCATGTCTGCGAAGCCGCCTATTATAACAAGCTTTCTCGGCTGCACAAGAGCATCCTGACAAGCATCGCATCATTGCCTACGTTGGCAACTGTCGACGTGAGCGTTCTGGCCGGCTCAGCATAGGTTCCCGCCTGCGCGGGAACGACGGTGAAGTTCGCAGTATCATCGGCATCTTCACCCCTCAAGGAGCCACCATGGAAATGAAGAAGATCAATGCCGGCAAGCTGCGCGCCATCGGTTACGACCTGCGAGAGCGCGTGCTGCGGGTCGAGTTCGACGATGGCAGCGCCATCGATTACGCCGGCGTTGGCAGCGAGGTGTGGCGGCGGTTTTCGACCTCGGGGGCGGCGTGGAGTTTTTACCGCGACAATATCGAGGAGGAGTTCGCGGGCAAGCGCGGGCGGGCTGTTGGCGAGAGCAAGCGTACTGAACTGGATGCGTTGTTTGGCGGGGCCGAGGCGCCAAAGAAGGCCAATCCGCTGGATGCGCTGTTCAGGCAGCCTGGCGAAGAAGAGGCGTAGAGTGGAGTATTTCAGGCTAGTAGCCTGAGATGCGAGCCCACGCTTGAGCCG